CGTGAGAACGTCACCAACACTTTCTTTGAATGGCAGACTGATGATTTGGCTGCTGCAATCACAACTAATGCACAGATCGAGGGCGATGACATCACCTCTTTCACAGCAGTTACAGCTACAGTTCGTTTGGGTAACTACACTCAGATTAGCCGTAAGGATGTAATCATTGCTGGTACATTGGAAGCGGTTGACAAGGCAGGTCGTCGCTCTGAGCTGAGTTACCAAATGGCTAAAAAATCTGCGGAAATTAAGCGTGACATGGAGGCCACAATGTTGGCTAACCAAGCCGCTGCCGCTGGTTCTACGTCATCTGCCCGTAAATCAGGCGCTTTGTTGGCCTTCTTGAAGACCAATACAAGCGAAGGTTCTGGTGGTTCTGATCCTTCATACACCACTATCCCTGATGCAGCTCGTACTGATGCTACAACTACTAACTTGCGTTCATTCAGCGAAGCATTGCTGAAAGACGTAATTCAGAAGGTGTGGACAGAAGGTGGCAACCCATCTATCGTTATGGCTGGTCCTGTTAACAAGCAGAACTTGTCTAAGATGGCTGGTATTGCTGGTCAGCGTTTCAATGTTACAGGCGCAAAGCCTTCAACTATCATTGGCGCTGCAGATGTTTATGTTTCCGATTTCGGTAACGTGAGCATTGTTGCCAACCGCTTCCAACGTGAGCGTGATGTTTTTGTGCTTGATCCTGAGTACGCATCAGTTGCTTATCTGCGTCCCTTCCAGACAGTTGAACTGGCTAAGACAGGTGATGCCGAGAAGCGTATGCTCTTGTGTGAGTGGGGCTTGAAGATCAAGAACGAGAAGGCTCATGGCGCTGTCTATGACCTGAACTCAACAATTCAGACCTAATCTGAAACAACTGGGTGGGCTAATAACCCACCCTTTTTTTATGACTACAAAAATCTTTGATACAAACCTAGAGATGGGGACTCAAAAACTTTGGCATTACGATGCCGAAAAGGATGAGGCAACCATTCAGACAATTATTGATGCTACAAATGTAGTAGAAGCAAACAAAGAACGATTTAATTCGTTTGATGAGAAGGCCAATTGGCAGGGCGATATGCACCATGTTGCATCCATTCCTATGGCTTTGTATTATCAAATGAAAGCCGAAGGTAAATTAGAAGACCAAGCTTACATGAAGCGTTGGCTCAATGACCCTGATAATCGTGCATTCCGCACAAGACCTGGAGAAGTTTAATGGATAGTAAGACCATTGGGATATTAGTCCCAACACGGGACTTTGTTAATTCTGGATTCGCTTTTGACTTAGCTAGGCTAGTTGGATTTACTGTAGGTACAACAAATCACAAAGTAGTGATCTACACTAGCTCTGGCACTTTGCTGTCAGCACAACGTCAGGATTTGGCTAGGGATGCTATTGAGGCTAAGTGTACCCATACCCTGTGGCTAGATAGCGATATGCGGTTTCCAAAAGATTCCATCATTCGCTTGTTAAAACACGATACAGGGATTGTCTGTGGAAACTATGCCAAGCGTAGATTCCCTACCGAGCCGATTGCGGTGAAAAAAAATACCCCAGATATGGATGCAACTTTTATCAATCGGGTATATACTGAGGACGATTCAACAGGACTTGTTGAAGTAGACTACTGCGGAATGGGTGTAATGCTCGTTAAATCCGAAGTCTACAAATCTATGGAATATCCTTGGTTTGCTATCCCTTGGGTTCCCGCTGCGGAAGACTATATTGGTGAAGATGTATGGTTTTGCCGTAGAGCTGCTCAGAATGGGCATAAAACTTATGTTGACCAGGATCTTTCAAAGCAGATCCACCATATTGGCACATTTGAATATAAGCATGAACACACACTAATGTGTAGGGATGTAGAAAATGGCACTTGATACTTTTGCAGGGCTTAAAGCAACAATAGCGGATTATCTCAATCGGGATGACCTGACTACTATTATTCCTAGCTTTATCACTATTGCAGAAGCTAAATTTAACCGCAAGTTGCGTGTTAGACAAATGGTTACAAGGGCTGAAGGTCAAATTGAGACTGCATTCTTTGCCTACCCTGCTGATTGGCTAGAGGCCAAAGAGTTCCAGTTAAACACAAATCCTATAACAAGGCTTAAGTTTGTAACTGAAGCTCAAGGGGATGAATTAAAAGCTACTAGATATACTACTGTTGGAACGCCAGCCTATTACACAATTACTGGTTCTCAGTTAGAATTTATTCCTACTCCAGATACAACATATAGCGCAGAACTTACATATTATGCTAAGATTCCTGCGTTGAGTGATTCAAACACAAGCAACTGGCTTTTAGCTTATGCCCCAGACTTGTACCTATATGGTGCGCTAATAGAGGCTACACCATATTTGAAAGACGATGAACGTCTACCAGTATGGAGTCAGATGTATGTCAACTCCTTGGGCGACATTGAAGTAGCAGATGAAAGGGCTTCTGTTTCTTCAACTCCACTTGTTCGTGCCCGTACTTTGGGATAAAAAATGTCATCATTTACAGACTACACAGAAAATCTTGCACTAACCTACTTGTTTACAACAGGTTCTGCTACTCGTCCTACCGCTTGGTATGTGGGATTATTTACTGCTGCTCCTAGTGATACTGGTGGTGGTACAGAAGTATCTGGTAGTGGTTATGCACGTGTATCTGCGGGAACCATCTCTGGAAGCGGTACTGCAACAACATTTACAAATGCGGCTGCAATTGAGTTTGCCGCTGCCTCTGGTGGAAATTGGGGAACAATTGGTTGGGCAGGTATTTTTGATGCCTCAACTAGTGGGACTTTGCTTGCTTGGGCGCCATTGACAACTTCTAAAGCAATCAATGATGGTGATATTTTCCGCATTCCTGCTTCTAGCCTGACTATTACATTGAGCTAATATGGCTGCTTATGGGCGTGGTGATTATGGTGGGGGTGCTTACTCCTTTGGAGCGTACTTAGGTGCGCTTGCTATAGTCTCTGCCTCTACTGTAGTTGTTGCTGGTGACAAGATAAAAGATGCTCAGTTCGAGATAAGCTCAACTAGCACAGTATCTGTAGGTGCAGTAAAGATTGCGAATGCAGATGTTGTAATTGTTGATACATCTGTAATGACTGTTGCAGGGGGGTTGGATGCGGTTGGCAATGTTGATATTGTTGCGACAAGTATTTTAAATATCCAATATAACCGCATTGTGAATTTTGAGGCAATAATGATTGATACTTCTAGCGTTGTAATTAATGCTAGGAAGAAATGGGAAACAGAAGCAGATGTGTCCGAAACATGGACTAAAGTTTCTGTATAAAGTTCAGACTATTAGGGGTAAAACATGGCAGATACAACCACCACAAACCTAGGCTTAACAAAGCCAGAAGTTGGCGCATCCACCGACAGCTGGGGAACGAAGATAAATACCGATCTAGACTCTATTGACGCATTGTTTGATGCTGGCCCAGTGCTGAAGGTGGCCAAGGGTGGATCAGGCGCTGCCACATTGACTGGTATCTTGAAAGGTAATGGCACAAGTGCATTCACAGCTGTCACAGCGCCAAGCGGTGCAATTGTCGGAACGACTGACACCCAGACGTTAACCAATAAGACTTTAACAAGCCCAACATTAACAACTCCCGTTCTTGGCACGCCATCAAGTGGAACACTTTCATCTTGCACAGTAGATGGCACAAACAAAGTTGGCTATCAAAATGTGCCTTTGTCTGGAATCAAGACATCAAGTTATACCCTTGTTGCTGGTGATGTTGGTAAGTTTATTGAACTAGGTACATCAGGAACAGTTGTTGTCCCTGCAAGTGTGTTTGCTAGTGGTGATGTCATCAGTATCTTTAACAATACATCAGCATCTATTTCTTGCACTTGTTCTGCTATCACAGACTTTTATAAAGGTGGAACGGATACTGACATTAGTAGCTTTAGCATAACTACAAGAGGCGTAGTTACTATTCTCTTTATTACTGCTACACGGGCTGTCGTAACTGGGAACTTAGCATGAGTGGAATTATGCTTAACATACTGAGTGGTGCTTTAGATACAAGTTTCACATCAGGGAATAGAGCCATTTTTGGTTATGGTGTTACAACTGGTAATGTATCAATAACCAACTTAGTATCAAACACAGGTGTAGTAGCTATAGATACTACGGGAGTAGGTACTGCACGACAAACACCAGCAGCTGCACGCTATGGTACAGATAAAGCACTTTTTGGTTATGGTAACAATGCTGGAAATGTATCAATGACCAACCTAGTGTCAAATATGGGTGTTGTTGGAAATGATGTTACTGGCGTTGGAACTGTTCGTAGTGGTCTTGCAGCCGCAGGATATGGAACTGATAAAGCCATTTTTGGATATGGTGACGCTAACAGTGGACAGGTATCAATAAGTAACAAAGTATCCAATACGGGTGTAGTAGCAAGTGACACAACTGGTGTGGGTTCTCCTCGTTCAAAACCCTCTGCAACTACTTATGGTACGGACAAAGCTATCTTTGGTTATGGATATGATACTAGCTTTGTATCCATGACAAACTTGGTGTCAAATACTGGCGTAGTGGCCTCTGATACTACTGGTGTAGGCTCTGGTCGTTTTGGTTCTGCCGCAGCAGGTTATGGTAGTTCTGGGCAAGCTATTTTTGGTTTTGGTTATAGTCCTAGCACTTTTGTAAATGTAACCAACTTAGTTTCAAATACGGGTGTAGTGTCCTCTGATAGTTCAAACTCAGCAACTGTAAGACAAGGACTAGGGGCAGCAAGTATTGGAAGTGATAAAGCTATTTTTGGATATGGTGAAAATGGTGGTGGAAACAGGTCAATGACCAACCTGATCTCTAATACAGGTACAGTAGCTTCTGATACTACTGGTGTAGGTTCTGCTCGTTATTATCTTGCAGCAACAAGTTTTGGTAGTTAATACAAAAGGAATACACCATGTCAAATTTTGAAATCAAACCTACTCCAACAGCAGAAGAAGTTGCACAAGCAAGACAAAATGCACTTAATGCAACGCATCCAGCATCGTGGGTATGGAATGAAGAAACAGCATCCTATGTTGCGCCAGTGGCTGTACCCACGGATGGTTACCCCTACTTATGGGATGAAGCCACAAACAATTGGACACCATTTCCAGATTATCCTAGAGGTTAAACAATGGCATCTAATTTAAATTCAGAGTTCAACTATCGCTATCAAGTCATTGGTAGTACACCTTGGGAAAAAATTAAAACTATCAAGGGGTTTTTAGTTGGTCGTAAACGTGCCGCAGTATTGGAAGAATGTGGAGAACTCAAATATCAAGCAAAACTTGAGGAGTTAAAACACCTTAAAAGTGTGCCAGCTTTGCCTCACATTATTCTTAATCTTCAAGCTGAAATACTAGAAATTGAATCTCACATTGACGACAGCAAACACGCCTATGAACTTAATAGAACTGAAATAAAGGTATTGGAAAAATACTTAGCAGAGCTGTATGTAGAAGTAGAGCCAACTAGACTTAAACATGAAGATGGAACACCATATTCTGATGATGAAATGTTTGAGGCTAATGCTAATTATGAATTTACAGTAACTATTGGTCGTGAAATTCAGTCAGAGATTATTGCAATGGGAAGGCCAAGTCCAGCCAAATTGCTTAATGCTATGAGCAATCCACAGACTTTGGAAACTTTGAAATATCTTGGCCTTGTGCCAAAGGAAACAATTCTCCTTGAGCAAAAAGATGTGATGTTGTTAGAGGCTGAGAGAGCAAAAATTATTACTAACTGCACTGCTCAAGAGGCAATTACGCCTATGGCTGAAACTACTCGAAATGCCTAATCATGGAAAACGAAGTCACCCATAAGCAAATCTACGACAGGCT